TATTGCTGTAAACATTATATCTCCTTTTGATAAATAATTTTATTTTCGCCTTCTTCGACTACTTTAAAATTATAAGTCAGGAGCAACATATCTACAATCCCCATGCGCAGGTCTTTGTAGTCATCAATTATAAAAAGAGCTTTCGTTTCAGATCTAGGTATAAAAAAATTTAACTCTTGTATAACCGCATCTGTGGTGTGAGGCCCGTCAAAATGAACAACTTTATACAAACCAAACAACATCATGTTATTAAAAAGACCCAGTTGATGACCATCACCCATTGTTTTAAAATAATAATCATCTGTCATGTGATAAAAATCAAACTCAGGATAATTTTGATAAAGATAAGAAACAGTTTTTTGTTTCATTTCTTCAGTATAACCAGCAACCACACTACCTTCATTATCATAATGTTCGTAACTTAAATTGTTATAGGGGTCTATAGCTATGTGTTTATAAAGATTAGGTTTGTGTTCACGCACAGCATCCATAATTATCTTTGAACCCAACCCTTCTCGTAAACCAATTTCACAAGTTAACGTTGCTCTATCAATCTTTAATTTGCCTATGTGTTTTGTTATCAGATGGTACTCTGATGAATCACCTTTTATCACTTAACGCCTATGAATTTTTTCCCTTTAATTTGAATTTTTGATATACCTTTAATATCACTTTTTACACCATTTTCACGATGAGGGCAACCAAATCCTCCTTTTTTAAGTCCCATAGTCTCTTTTGTGGTAATTCCTGTTTCTTCTTTCTTTGGATTATAACCAACAAAATTCATATTATAAGGTGTAACACCTTCTTGCGCGTCAAAATCTCTAACAGCTTGGTTCATTAAATTTTTAACACGAGCACCAAAGTCTTTTCTAATTAATCCAGGTAAGACAACCTCTTTCATAATTCTATCTTTATTTTGATTAAATTGTTTGCTCAAAAAACCCATGAATCTCTGATCTCTATTGAGGCCACCTGTCTTTAAACTTTGAGATACATGCGGTAAGGAGGCTTTTTCTCTTAATTTGTTAAATTCTCTTTTACTTTTTATAGTATAATAACGATCACCTTTTTTCTTGAGTTGATAACCTTTTTTAAAATCTTCTTGTACACCTTTTGAAAAAGTTTTATGCTTTTTACCTTTAAGAATCATTCCTGTTTTATAATCTCTAGTAGGTAAATGACCTTTATCATCTCTTTTATAATCTAGTTCTTTGGCTCTTTTATAATCATAACCACTACCCTCTGGATCAAAACCACCTTTTTTCATACCTTGTGGCTGTGGACCTCTTTTTGGTGGTGGACCAAACGATTTACCCATACTTGCTTTTTCTACTTTAGGTAAAATCCCTTTGTTTTTTGAAGCATAAAAAACCTGTTCTCCCTCTTTGGAGCCATACTGGTCTTTCATAGACTTCATAATTTTTTTACCTGTTTTGTTTAACGGCATCGTTTGCAACCTTTATAGCATTTAACCCAAGTTTCTCATCAGCTACTCTGATTCTTTCTTTTGATGCAGCTTCAGCATCTTCACGTTTCATTTTATCTAAATCAATGCGCTGATCAAACTCACTTGTCTTTCTTTGTTCTTGCGCACCAAACTCCATACCACGTCTTTGCATATCCATAGCTCTCAAGTCTAACTCTCTTTGTTTTAACTCAACTAACGGATCACCTTTTTCTGTCATTTGTTCTGCGTTTTGTAATTCAGTTGTCAACTCCATGACTCTTAAAGCAGTCATTGAATCAAACTCGATCTGAAACGCTGCAGGGTTTGTTTTTTGTAGCTCAATTAATTCAGGTCTTTGTGTTGCCATAATGGCAATAACCTGAGCACGTGCTTTCATTGAAATGTGTTCTGAAATGTGAGCTTGTAATAAAGCATAAACTACAGGGTTTATTTGTACCATACGTGTTCTAATAAATGCGGCATGCGATAAAATATGTGCATCGTGATTTTGTTGTGGAAACGCTGTTGGTACTTCAGTTCGTAAAGCTTCAGCATTTTCTATTGCAGGATCTTTTGGTATAACTGGCTTTTCTGGTTTTAATAATTCATCTACTTGTTTAGCACCCAACGACTCGTACACTCTACGATATGCTTCACGTAAGTTGTGCATCTGTGGTGCACTTTGTGCTATTTGTAATTGAGTTTGTGCTAATGTTACACGTTGTGCCATAGAAAAAATATTTGGATCTGCAACAGGTATAACATCCACATCATCGCTAAAGTCTGCAACCTTAATTAAACGATTACCCCCATACACTGAATAAGGATAAATTGGTGGAAGATATGTCCCAAATACTTTCGATAACAAACGAAACTCTTGGCGCATAGAATAATAACATCTTTTGTGAATAGCACTCATGACCCTAGAGCCACGTTCTAATAATGCAATTGTTGTCCCTACTGCCCTGTTTTGTGCATCGTTTCCTACTGCCATATCAGCAATTGCTGCATAACGTTGACCTGCTTGCGTCACAAATCCAAGTAAATTATACAAAGTTGGACTTGGTTCTTTAAACGGTAGCATTTGAAACTGATCTCTGATGTTACCACCAGGTACATCCACATCTCTAAACTCACCTGGTTGAAACGGTTGATCATCGTCCCTGATTCTAAGTCCTCTTGACTTAAATCCTGCTGGTAAATTACTCAAAGTACCTGCATCAAGTAGCTGTCTTAGTGCAGATGTGGCAGTTTTTGCCAAACCACCAATCATATGAATTAAACCAAAGCCATAAAACCCTAGTCCTGGTAGGAATTTATAGTGCACAAAGTATTCGTTACGTCTTAACGTAGGATCATCTTGGGTAAAGTTACGATAAATGCTTAAAATCTGTTGTGAACCTTCATCAATTGTCACAATATACGGAACTTTTATGTTTTTTTCTTCATTTTGCTTTTCATATTCGTCTAAATCAAGGTCAACATGCATTTCTAGGACATTAAATTGATAGTCCCGTGTTCCTTGATTCGTGATTCCTTCCATTTGATCATATTTATCTTGAATTTCGTCCTCTTCTTGTGTAGGAATCAGCTCAACATCACGATAAAAACCAGATTTTTGCTTTTTTAACACATCATTTTCTGTCATTTTGATAATATGCGTAATTCTTTCACAATCTAACAAATCAGACGCATAATACGGTACAACTAAATCTTCTGCAGGTACAAATTTACTCACAGCGCGTTGTTTTATTTCGTCATAATAGATTTTTTTAAACGCACTACCCGCTAAAGGTAAGTAAAATAACAATTGATCGAACTCAGGAGTATATTCCTCCATCTTGTCCATCAACATATAGTTCATAAATTCTTTTACACGACCTGCTTGTTCCTGTTTTGGCTTACTTGCTTCACCAACAACTTGCGTTCTTACAGGTCCATCAGGTGGTAATAACTCTTTATACGCTTGTGCTTGAAATTGTGTTACAGCTTCTGATAATAGAGGATGTGTTACACCACTTGCACCCTTGAATGGCTGACCTTCATCGTTATATTTAAACCCTAATAAATCTAAGCCAGATGTATATCCCTTTTCCCAATCAGCACGTGACTCTTTGTCTTTTTTATACTCTGTAATCAAATCACTTGATAGCGCAGTCAAGGCTCTGTCGTCCATGTCCTCTGCTAAGTTATTAAAAAAATCGTTTTCTTGAGCCTTTGGTTGTTCTTCAACCATCTCGTCACTGGGTTCTTCGACTAATACATCAACAGGTTCAACCTGTTCTTCCAGATTTTCTTCTTCATCCATTATGTAATCCTTGTTTTTTTAGTACGTCCTAATTTTGTTTTAACCGTAACAAATGTGCCTTTGCGTGCAGGAGCTATCGTTCTCCTTAAATCTTGTAAAGATGCAGGTAGTCTTTTTAAGATAGGTTGTATCATTGCAGGATCTACATCCAATGCACTAGGAGCAAGATTTCTAGCTACGTCCTCTCTAACTTGTGTTTCAATATCAGGGACCTGTCTTCCCACTATTTTAAACTCTGGGTTTTCTTGTACTCTTGATCGAGAAATACGCATTGGCGCAACATAACGTCTTCGTCTCTGAGTTCTCTTAGGGTTAATTAAATCAAACAAACTTCCTGGCGTTCCAAAAAGTTTACTTAATACAGAAAGTTTTTTTGCTTGTTTTTGTTTATCTTCTGACTCTTCGCTCATTCGTAATACCTATAATCTTTTGGTGGCAAATCTTCGTTGTCAACATAGTCTGAGTATAACTCAATAAAGTTGCCCTGCCTATACCTTAACACAGCCTGGGTAGTAGAATCAACATAATCATCATGTGCACCATTAGGAAACGATGCACATTCATCAATCACATCTTCTGCAAACTTCTCACCAAACGGAAACCAAACTTGACCACTTTCAAAAACAGGAGCACAAGCATTCACTCTCGTATATTTATCATTACCCTTACTTGGAACAAATGGCACAACAGGTATACCCATTCTCCTAAACTCTTGAGTCAACGGTTCACCACTTGCCTTTTGCTCTATAATAATCGTCTCAGGTTCCCAATATTTATTAGCATCTAATGCAACTGCTTTTAGCTCTGGAAAGTCAAACTTACCCCGCAAAGCATCTAACAAAATTAAATGCGGTGCCCCACCTTCTTCTGGAAAAAATATACCCCAAGTCGTAATCGCAGAATAATCCGCAGTTTCTTTCTTACTAAACGCAGTATCATAACTTTGAATCACATGCATTAAATTAGGCAAACCCTCACCCCTCCACGGTTGCCACCATTCTCGTTTTAAAATCGCACCCTCTTCACTGGTAGGATTCTGCATATACTGAGCTGACCAGTTACGAATAGGTATGCTTGACTTAATCTTTTCTAATTCTTCTAACTCCCAATACTCTGGCCATACTGGGTTCCCTGAGTCGAGAATCGCGGGAAATGAAATCTGTCGCCACTTATCAGCTTTTGGTTCAGTTTGAGCCTTTAATAATCTACCCGTTAAATCATCTTCTGCCCATCTCGTCATAACCATGAGTATAGATCCACCAGGTTGTAACCTCTGTCGTGGACCTGATGTGTACCAATCATAAGCACGTTCCATCGCAATATCCGACATTGAATCTTGTTCCGTGTGTGGGTCATCAATAATCAATAAGTCCGCACCACGACCCGTAATTGACGCACCAACACCTGCTGCGTAATACTCACCTCCGTGATTTGTTTCCCAACGACCTTTTGCTTTGGAGTCCTCACGCAGTTTCACATTACCAAAAATTTGTTTATACTCTGGTGAATCAATAATATTACGAACCTTAGAACCAAACCTCACTGCCAGTTCTGTGTTGTGAGATACCTGCATTATTTTCATTTTGGGGAACTTTCCAATGATCCACGCAGGAAAATATACAGATGCAAATTCAGACTTAGTATGTCTAGGGGGCATATTGATAATGAGCCTCCCTTTTTTATCTGCAGCAATGTTCGTAAACTCGTGAGCAATAATCTGATGATGACCCCACTTACTCCTATCTTTTTCTTTACGACATATAAAATCTGGCCAAACTTCTTGCACAAAATACAAGAAGTGATCCTGACATAACTTGATGTGTTTAATCCAGAGCCTCTCTACTTCGAGCCTTAGTTTTTCTGTTGTCATTAGATCAGGCTTCAAGATTCTTCTCCCATCGTAAACGTAATTCTAACTGAACACTTTGATGCTCTCTTTTTTCTCTAGTTCGCCACCCTTTTTGATGTATAGGTACGGCAGGTGTGTCCGCTGCTTTTTTAAAATTTACTGCTCTTAAACTTGCACCACCTTCACTAGCTAGAGTATATGTAATTATTTTTTTACCACCCATGCTTTGCCACACTTTCATTGCCTTTGCATATAAAAAACTACAGGTGCCTTTTGGAGCCTCATCTAAAACACAGTTTCTATTAATCTCCAATGTAAGGTCTGTATCCAATCGTCTTGATACTGGTCTGCCAACAATCACAACACCAACTAAACGATCCTCGTACATCGCACCAAGGCAAAACTTGCAACCCACACATCTTTTGTTATGTCTGTGGTTTTCAGTCACAAAGGCATTTGCTTGTTTAAGAGTAAGTGGTACGACTTTTAACAATTTACTCATTTGGACATTATAGATAAACTAAAATAAATTTCAAATGTTTACATTTATCTAACTTAGCCTATAGGTGTATATGCTAGCAAGCACCCGCCCGCAGGTGGTTGAGCTTTTGTTAGTGTGTGTGCTATGTAAATGGGAAATGAGCCTTGTTTAGTGTGGGATAGTAGGCAGAGCCGTTAGGCTCTGCCTGGTTTATATTAAAATGTTGTTGCCTTTATTTGTTCTGCTCTATGTTTACTTATGCCTAATCTTTTATTCCAGGCATTAACAATAGCGTCAATATACTCAGACGTTCCAACAAACTTATCGAACTCTAATGGGTCGTCTTTATTTTGTTTACCATAAGGATAATATCCAGACTCATTTTCATAAGCTCTAGCTAATCTCCATTTGTCATGGAACTCACCATTAACAGTTTCTGGAACTTTGATATAACAATAAACTTTATCCATGTTTCTTCCTTTCGTTAGTAGGCAGAGCCGTTAGGCTCTGCCTGGTTTATATTACTTTATAAAAGGTAGTTTTTCGTTTACCTTTTTAGCTAATGCTTGAGCTGCATTGAAGTGTTGCTCTAAGCTCTGAACTACATCGTGAACTATTAGTCTTGCAGTAGTTCGTTGTTCCTCCGTCATATCTGGATATAAGTTAAAATACATCATAACTAGTTCTGACGGTTTTTTAGGTAAGATACTTACCTTTTCTTTTGTTTTAGTATTTGGCATTTTGCCTTCCTTTCGTTAATAAGATTACTTAATTGTTATCTTATATATATAAGATAATATAAGATAATATAATTGTCAATAG